CAGAAAGGTTCTCCTCGAGATGTTCCAGTCTGACTGCCCTTAGGCTTAGGACCACTTGACCACTGACCAGTTGATTTATCTCGCAAAAGTACGTGTCCTTTAGTCTTGCCAACACCACCTTTTACGGTTTCAACAACTTTCTTTAACACATCTTTGATTTTCACTGATTCCCCTTCGTCTGTTGCGTGAGAGTGTTCCGTATCTCCAGCAGAATGGGTGTGAGTTACACCATTATCGTGTGTATGCTCTACTTCTTCTGAATGAGAATGTTCTACATCTCCAGCAGGGTGAGAATGGATTGTGCCATCTTCGTGAGTGTGTTCAACAACGGCACTCTCTTGATGCTCAATCAACTGTTTAACAAGGTCGGCTTTAACCAAACGCCTATCTAACTCAATTCCTATAGTACGTCCATAGGCTTCAAGTTGTTCCTTATTCAATTTCTTTAGTTCTTTTTTGCTTCTACTCATTATTTAATTCCTCAAATATTTCTTTAGACCCACGGGCTTGTCGGTCTTCGCTTGTTGGACGCTCTTCAGGAATAACCTGGGCTGCCTTCAAATCTTTATTTTGCTGAATGGCTGCCTTTAGAACACCTTTTTCATCTTTAACTTCGGCCATAATATTCTCCTTATGCTATATAGCAATTCAATTCATAGCCGTGTTTACCTTTGCCATAAATTTGAATTTGTAGTTTCTTTCTATCGACTTTGCCATTCTTTGACAAATCAATCTTGTAGGTGTTTGTCTTACCTTCACCTGGTTTGCGAGGGCCAGTAGCGATTTCGTGAAAATAACTATCTTCATCTACTTCGTACTTGGCTTTAGTCGCAACACTCATTGCTTCTTCTACTGCCCCACTAAATGTTTTGTGGTCGATTTTATATTTTGCTTTGGCTTCAGATACGAATACACTTTCACCAAGAATTTTCTTTGCTTTATCTCTGTCGTAGAAAGTAAATTTTTCTTTCTTCGCCCTGTCATCAACTTTAATTACCTCATAGCCTTTGCCATCAATTTTGGTAATTACTCCCATATGCTTATCGCCATTCTTGGTATCGTAATAGTCAACTTCAGTTCCGACTTTAATCGATTTCTTAGTCTCTGTACCCATACCCTTTGTAGCAAGTTGCCTATAATTCTCTTCAAGCATTTCCTTGTTTTCTACAAGTGCTTCTGTGTGTTCTTTGGTGTGTCGGGTGCCGTCACGGAAATCTTTAAACTTTAAAGTTAGATTAGGATGCTCAATGATAACTTCTCCAATCTTGGATAAATCTTCATTAGCAAGTTGCAATGCTTTAGCAACTAATGGGTCATCCCCAAGTCCTTTTTTAATCTTTTCAATCGCCACAAACGCCTTAGTCATCTGACCAGAACTCTTTTTGGCAATCTTGATTGCTTTATCAATAAGGGCTTTGCTAAACTTCCCCTCATCAATATTGCTTCTGTATTCCTTAAATTCTGTATTTTTCATTTTTCTAGTTTTCCTAAATTCTTTATAGTCATCGGTTTCTAAGGCCCATTGTTCTGGTGAAAGTGTATAGCCAGATACTGAATCACGTACCGCTTTTTGCTTCTTATTCATCAGGCTTGTCCAACCCCACCCCTATTACTGATTTAACATCCTTATTTTGAATAGAACAAACAACTGCATCTGCCATATCCCAAACTCCAATGTTTGCACCCTCATCTAATGAAGTGATAAAATCTTTTGCTTCTTTAGTAGATGCCATTCGTGTCACTTGACGCAATTTCCCATTAATAATACATCTAACAGGTCCAGCCTCTAAGTTCTTCAACAATTCTTTTTTAGTCATAATAAATCTCCATTACCTTTTCTTGGCCTTCTTGACACCTCTGTCAATAAGGGCTTTAAGTAAATCTCCAGTAGGAATATTATCAACAATCCATTTGTAGATTTGTTTTTGAACACTTTTCTGTGTTTCCATACCTTTTCCACGCTTCTTTAACGTAAGATATTTGAAGTCTTTAATGACATCCGAATTCTTTTTGCCAGTAATAGAACTGATACGTTCTTTATTCTTCCCAGAAGGGTCAGAGAAATATACTGTATTTTCTCTATTATTTAGTATAACGTGTATTTGACCATTCAACTGAATTTTCTTACCAGTACCTTGAATCATATCAACCATAGTCTGTGCCGCACCACCGTGGCTAGTAAACATAATATCTTCAGGCACAATACGACCTCTTGATGGGTCTAAATTGTTTTTCAGAGATACTTGGTAGTTTGTTAGAACCCAAACTAGATGAATATTCGCTGGATTATATCCTGCTTTCAGAAGGCGAGGCATAAACTTCGCAATATCATTAATATTCTTGGCAGTGATGTCAAACAATATATTAGGGAGAACCTCTTTCTTATGTAGATTGTTGAGCATCAAATCCAAAGTCTTATCTTTAATTCCCATAGCATCTACAAACTTATGTAGTTTGAAAACGTCATTTGGTTTCGTTAAATCTAAATCTTTAATCTCTGCATATTTATCTGGTCCGATATCACCCTTATCAAATTTCTCTGGAGTTTTTACAACATTAGCCATTTTGAGTAATGTCTTTTTCCACTCATCAACATCTCGAACTTTGAACTTTTCTTTCTCCATAAAATTGGCAGCCGCGAAACCCTTCCCAGAACCCGCACCGCCTGCCAAAAAGCAAATCTGTCCATACTTCTTACCATTAGATAGAAGTATTAACTTTTCGTTTAATTCGCTATATTCTGTAAACTTAATCATTCTTATCAGTCTTCCGTTTAGAACTTCATCTTATCTAGGATAGTTCCCTCTATTTTACTCATCAATCTTACTCCAGAGTATCCACAAACAAATGCGATTGCTAATGCAACTTCTACTCCAAATCCAAAATGTGCTTTAAGTGCCGGGATGAAAAACTCAGCGGCTATCCATCCTATCACTGCACTTAATAATAAATCTCTTACCGGCGTGGCTCTACGCATCGCCGCGTTACAAATTCCCCCTGCGCCTGAAGCCCCAATACAACACGCTTTGGCTCCAAACATCGTTACTAATTCTGTAATCATTGCTATCTCCTTCTTATTTTTATAGCAATAATATAATCATTCCATAAATTTCAATCTCAGTGCTATTTCTTTTTATACATTGTTATTCGTCTTTTCCACGAACTTGTTGACATTTGCTTCTCTGCATCTGCAATTGCAGTCAATTTATGAGGTAATACCCCACCTGACTTTGTTATTTCATAGTGAGCGATTTGAAAATCATCTCTTTTCGCTCTCTTTGCCAAATCTTCTAGTTTCCCTACAACATCTGCTTTCAATTGGCTCAGTAGCATAGTACCGAATCCACGAATGATTACAGTTGGGTCACTTGGGTCAGCACTTTTAGGGTCTAATTCCCCTGCTTTACCCTCTAATATTTGTTCGATTTCGGCTCTCATTTGTTAGTTTCTCTCGTAAACTTTTTAGCCAATTCATTTTTATACTTTGTTACTAAATCATCTAGTTCTTTAGTAAGTGCTATCTTACTAAAGGTATCTTTAGTGTTTCTAATTTTGTTCCAAAGTGCTGTTATTTTATGTTCCATATCACTATTTATACTCTTAACTTAGGGTCGGAGGTTTTGAAATCTTTCTTACGCATCACGGTCTTGGATACTAAGTCAAATTCCTTGCTCTTCTCATCATACTTTAGTACGAATGGAAGATTTATTTCTGTCTGTGTGTCATTTAATACGGCTTCAGCATCAGGTCCAAGTTTTGGAATCTTCTTGCCATACTTTTTGTATGTCAATCTGAATAGTCGTACCAATTCTGCTACATTGATGTCTTTGCCATTACGCTTATCATTTGCTCGGTCGAGGAAGTGCCTTGTGAATTCTACATCAATTCCTACTTGACCAAACAATTTATCAGCAAATTTCTCTACTTGACTTAAATCTACTTTAGTAATTTCTTCTACTAGGTAATCAGAGAATGGTGTATCTTTCTCTTCTTTAATGCCCAGTCCTTTACGGACTGCATTATATAAGTCCTCTGCATCTTTGTCTTTTGCCATCGATGGAACACCCTTTTTAAACTCTTCCAAGTCTCCATCTGTCGCATACCCTCTCATAAGAGTGGCACTCATTGCGTTTGATTTTCCTCTGGCGACACCCGCTTGGGTGACTTCAAATTTGTCGAATTCATATGATTTTGATTTGTCTTTGTGCTTAATGTATGGTCGAATATTTTTCTCAAATTGGGAAACTCTGTCGCTTCCAACAACCATCGTAACATCTGTATATCCTTTATCAGATAGCCATTTCAATGCTTCAAATGCGGTTCTCACTTTGGAATCCTTAATCATCATTTTACCCCAAAACTTTTTTAGAAACTTAGTTTTGTCGTTATAGGATAATGGATTCTTCTTTTTATCTTGTGTCTGAGAAGTGAATACAAAAGGGGTTCCACCCTTCGCTTTCGCTTTTTTAATGATATCGTTAATCGCTATCTCGTGTCCAGAGGTAATAGGATTAAAACGACCAAACGTAAATACGACTGGTTTGCCTTTTGCTTCTTCAAGAAATTGGAGATACGATTGCATTATTTTCCCCAGTCCTTTATGGCATTAAAATTGTTTCGACTAAATTCAAGTCTGTTAACAAATTTCACTGCTTGATTAGTAAGATGGTCAACTGCTACAAATCCCTCTGGACCTGTAACTTCATATCCGCTACCCTTTTTAATAAATGCAGGCAGAGTGGATACCTGTTCCATCTTTTTAATTATTGCTAACTTAATATTAGCAACACTGTTATGCCATTCAATAGTGTAAGCCAGAGTGGCTCCCATTTTCCTATCGCTGTTGATTGTTTTAATCATAGCATCAAGTTCGGCTTGTTGTTTGGCTTTGCCTTTTGCAGATTTCAACTTATCAATCTTAGGCTGATACCTCTTTCTAATGAAATCGATAAAACCACCAACTGCTTTTTGCTTGTTGACGAACCCTTTGCCGTCTCTCGTTAGTGAATTGATATAGATGTTTAGATTGAATGATATGGTTCCTTCTTTATCTGCGTTGTGGAATAGAACTTTCATTGCATTTTTATTAAGTTTCTTTAAATCTGCTTCAGCATCCTCAATGTCTTTATTAACAGATTTCAATTCATCTGCGGTTAAAGTAGCAGTTCCTGATACATCTTGGAAATTAACATCACCTGCCCATACGTCTTTGGATTTCTTCAATTGGTTAGTATTGACGTTAAATACGGCCGATAGGTCTGCAATTGTTTTACCAGTATATGACGTATGCCAGATAACTCCAACTTTTGCCGATTGCATTTGCTTGGCTAGAGGTTGGTCAACAGGTACAGCGTAAGTGATAGTATTTGGTGTAAAGGTAATATATTTGTCACCGTCTATTGTTTCTTTCTTAATATCTGAATCAATAAACATAAAATCCCCTTGCCAGATTCCTTTAATTCCTAATTGAGGAAAGTATTTGAGTGCGATTTTCATTTTATCTGCTAGGGCGGCCGCGTGTCCGTGATTAGCATCAATATCAGCGGGAGTGTAATTAATTTTTGGAGTCTTATTAAATAGGGCTTTGGTAGCAACAAAGAACTTTCCAGTTTCTGGATTAGTTCCAGCAATAATCGAAGGTGCTCCATCAACTTTACTTGTGATGTTAAGCCCTTTCTTAGTATTTCCTTGAAGAGTTTTAATAACTCCTCTCAGAATTTTGAGTGCTTCTACTCCACCAGCATAGCCATCATTGAAGATAGCATCTTCCAAATGTGTGAGATGGGTAAGTTTTTCTTCTGCTAAGTATGTTTTAAACTTTATCATTTTCCTACCTTAAAGCCAATTTTATTTCGGTTAGGATTAGGTGCTCCACCACCCCAACTGAACTTAAATTTTAGATTCTTAAATTTTTCGTGTTTTGCTACCAAGGTATTCTTCTTAACATCAATGTTCAGTTGTACTAGTGTAATCTGTCTGACCATCGTTGTCAACTCTTTATCGTACTTTTTTGTTAATACTTCTGTAAGATGATGTCCCATTGGGCCAATAACGAAGCCAATAATTCCTTTATCCTTTAGTTTAGTCCAACTTGACTTATCAACTTGCTTGTTCATAGTATCGTGAAAAGGAGCAAGGGCTTTCTTAATTTGTGAATTTGTCTTAAAACTATGAAGCCAAGTGTCAATGTGACTGAGACTTGGTTGTTTGCTATCCATTGCTTTACACAATGCTTTATAACCTGGAGTCTGTAGTTTGTCGTTACTCTGTACAATACCCTCCATAACGGAAGCATCTTTTAATATGAATAACACATCAAGTAACTTTTGTTCTGTTTTACTAAAACCTTTTATATATTCTGGGTCTTTCATATGTTCTTCAAGAACATCTGTTAAATTACCAACAGTAGTAGAACTTCCACCACCAGACTTTACTGAAATTGGATATCTTATTTTACCTCGAATACCATAAAAATCTGCAAGAGGTTCATTTATTGCCGGTGGAAAATACGCTTTAGTAAATCCAATATTCCTACACGCCCAGATGCCAGCAAGAATTTCACCGAAATCTTTTGAGATGGTTGCCAAATCTCTTTTGGAAACTTCATCGGGTGGTAGTATATCAGAGATATCAATGGACTTTCCCTTTTCATCTGCTTTTTCTAGGAGGGCTAAAAGAAACTTTTTCGTATCTTCAGTCAATTTATTCATCGACTTGATAGAGGTTTTAACCTCTTTCTTGATTTCACTAGGAGTAAGTTCTTGTCCACCAAGATGAAACGCATCTGGAGTCAATTGCTTAGTTGTAAGGGCTTGTGCTTTAGTATCACCTGCTGACCTTGTTTGGTTAACAAACAATGTCTTACCAACGTCTGCAATAGTGATATCAAACGTATCATATGTGCCAGAACAACTCTCCGTACTGTCTTTAATCTTAATATCTTTGAATTGCTTGAAGAAAGCAACTGGGTCAACACCAACGGCTGCCCTTACGTGCCACGATACACCAGTTTTAGCACCACCCGTCACATCAATACCGAGCGGTTGAAGTAACACACTCAAATAGTCTTTGACTTCTTTTTCTTGTGGCTTGGCTTTTGCCTCGTGTATTGTGCGTAAAAATGTACTAAATTTTTTCATCAATGGCCTCGAATCTTGAGTAAACTACTCTATATCTCATATTTATAAGTTTCAGTCATTACATCTTGAAATCTTTAAATGACTTTTTCTTACCACCAGAGAACATCGACTCAGCCTGCTCATATGTCTTAATATGACTGGTGGACGAGGAGGTAGTGCCTATGATGTCTTCCTGTGCTGATTGCTCTGCATCGTACCATTTCATCTTAGGTTTGTCTATTCCTATAACAAAACGCCTATTTTGAGCAATATCACCGTGTCGATTCTTCAACTGCTTAACCATAATCTGATTCAGTTCTTCTAATTCTTCAGTCTGGATAAGAGCGAGGAAGAGGTCAGCCGTTGCTGGCAGACCGAAACTTTCAGATGTATCTTCTAACCCTACATCGGAATTACCGAAGCCTGAGCGAGTAGTCTGAGTTGCAGACCAAACAGGAAGATTAAATTCAACTGATAGTCCACGTAATTCTTCGGCTATTGCTTTGACATATGTATAAGAATTAACCGAATTTGAACCAGCAAGTCGTTGAGATGCACAAATATTCAGATAATCTACATAAATGATATCTGGCTTGAAAGTTTTCTTCAGAGCCAGTTCATTCAATAAATGTCTGAAATGACCTGTGTGAGCCTGTGATGTAGGGAATTCCTTAATGATTAGTTTACCTTTAATCTTAGTTTTAAGGTTTTCCATCTTCTTATCATATATTGGCTTTGTGAGGTCTTTCAGATTATCTAGTTTTATATCGAGTAGATTTGCATCAATACGTTCAGCAATTTTTTCTTCAGCCATCTCCATTGTGACATAGAGAACATTCTTTCCTATCGTCAAATTGGCGGCTGCCATATGACACATACCAATTGTCTTACCGACACCAGTACCTGCCATTAAAATATTAAGAGATTTTCGAGTGACTCCACCACCTGTAATCTTATTTAGATATTCAATATCAAAAGGAATCTTCTCCTCTTTTGCGTGGTAGAAATCGAATCGAGCATCGGAATCTTCTAAGAAATCGTGTCCAACGTGATTATCAAATGTTACTCCAAGGGCATCTGCCAATAGTTCTGGTATTGCACCTTGAGTTTTATCTCCTTTCTTGCCATCAATGATTTCAATTGATTCCATAATAGCGTTATAGACTGCTTTGTCCTTACAGAACTTTTCAGTCTCATCTAGGAGCCACTGGTCATTGTTGTCAATTGATTCAAGAGTACCAATTAGTGATTCGGTATCTTGATAGACCTGAGCATTTAAATCCTCACGTTCATCAATTGCAATTTTGAGAGCCTCTTTTGATGGCACGTCATTGTATTTCGCATAGAACTTTTGTATCTCAGAGAATACCACACGTTCAGTGTGGTCTTGGAAATACTCGTCCTTAAGGAATACAATAACCTTTCGTGCAAACGCTTCATTATGAATGAGGTTTGATAATATAGTGGATTCTATATTCACGTATTTATTTCTTTCTCAGCATCGGCTACTGCTAACTGGAGAGCCTTCTCTACTTGTTGCTTTACAATCATACTAATTTCCTCATTATAATGGGACTTATCAATGGCAGAATTTTCTTCGACAAATTCATACCCGTAAGACATTGTATCACAATCATCAGACAATTGCAAGTCATAAATTGCAAAGGTAGTTTTGTCTCTTGTTTTGATGTAAAAAACATCAGTGGCAGTCTCACTCATTGGCTTCAACAGCCTCCGGCGGGAGGATGATAACAGCATCCGGGTGAGTGTTTTGTTCTTCGATTGAATCCATCAATCCAGAACCAATAGCATATCGTTTTTCAACAAAGTCCATAAACTTCTTATGCTCTAGAATACCATCCCAGAATGCCTTTTGGTCAGTTTCTGCCTGTCGAACTTTCTTTTCAGAAATCTCTCCAGTTTCCATATCAACTTTAGAATACCATCCCATCGATGGCTTGACTACAAATCCTGCTTCTAGGGCTACATCGAGTAGACCAGAATACTTCTTAATTCCACCATCCCACGTAACTGAAATAGGGATTTTGCTTTTCTCTTTGACAAATCGAGACTTTTCAACATTGATGATAAAATCATATCCTTGGATATCTTTATCTTTCTTGACTTGTCTACGACCAATAATCCATACGTTATCGGCAGAGTACATAACTCCTGTACCGCCCGATACAACTTGCTTAGAAAACATTTCTTGGGTTTCGTATGTGTGATTGACTGCAACCAGAGGAACATCTCGTAGTGTGAGATATGGTGTAACCATTCTGAATAGTGACTTGAGTTGTTTGGCTCGTGTCATATCAGCAACGGATTTCTCATTCATTGAATCCTCGACTTCCTTCTTAGAAGCAAGGTTTCCGATAGAGTCAATCATAATGAAGACTTTATCTTCTACTGCAAGAGCATCTAATTGTTTGACTAAATCAAACTTCAACTCCTCGACATTCTTAACAGGAACGTGAAGAACTCGGTCAGTATCGATTTTAAGAGAGGAGAAATAATTCTGAGGTGTGCCGAATTCTGAATCATAAAATAAAACGATTGAATCTGGATACTTGTCCATATATGCTTTAGCCATAAGTAGACCAAATGCAGTTTTAAAATGCTTTGATGGTCCTGCTAAAACTGTAAGACCTCGTGTAAGTCCACCATCAAGTTTGCCAGATAAGGCTACATTGACCATCGGGACGGATGTAGGGATTTCAATTTTGTCTTTGAATAAAGACGATTTGGTTAATTGTGTTGATGTGAGGCTACCCGCTTTCTTCAAGCGACCCAATAACCCTTTAGATGCTAATTCACTCATATCTTCTCCATAATGTATTAAATTTTCAATTGTGTACTATTATACACTAACTTGATAGTGTTGTCAACCCTTAATTTTTACTTACTGGGTTTTCTCGCAATTTATCTAGGTCAAATGGTTTTCTCAGATTCCCCCACCTAGTAAAATATATGATAGGGTATTTTGGAAACATTTTGATAAATTCTTGAGCAGTCACTCCAAGGGTTGTTGCGACTGCTACGTGGTCAGTTGGCACTGACCTTTCTCCAAATATTATTCTTGCTTCGATTAGAACATCAATTCGAGCAGTTGTTGCCTGAAATCCGTTTCGGTCCATCATTTCTGCGGCAATGGACTCTGACCAAATATCTCCTACAATATAACCATCCTCATCAGTAACATATTCTTTATCGGTTTCTATCCCACCGAACTTTGCTCGTACTCCTAAATTCTGAATATTCTCTTGAAAGTTCGCTGAGAACTCATCAAAGTTTTTGCCAGAACTAGCATTTTTTACATCGTCTAAATTAATTTTAGCCATATCTATTTCCTATCCAAAAAATGATTCAAGTGAACTCTTCTCTTCCCAATCCCAACCTATTGGCTGAAGTACGCCCTCTAGAGGAGAGAGAAATGCTTTCTCAAATTGTAAATCATAATCTACCCACCTTTCAACATCAAACTCTGGTGGGATGCCAGTAAGAAAGGCAATCGCATTAGAGTCGTATGGGTTGGGTTCCTTCAAATACACAAACTTTAACTTTGACCCATCGCCAATCTTCTCAGCATTCCTAATATCGTGTTTCTTCAACAAGGCATTATAAACTTTGGCTGCCCTGGCGTGAATAGGAACTGATTTAGTAACGTGTTGATACTTAGTGTAATCACTCAAACCACGAGGAAATGATATCTCTGGAATGGGTAAAGCACTAAATTCTTTCTTATATTTATGCACAAGGTCTTGTAATTGACGTTCAGAACCAGTCAGAATAATATTGACTGCCTCTCGCAATTTACTACGAACATTAGATGGCGTAGAGGATTTGACAATCTCCATACCCATAACTTTCATCTTGGGCTTTGCGTATCGAACACCCTCAGAATCATATACATTTAATGCGTATCGTTTCTTGGCAGTCCATACGGCTTTATCAGCAATAACCTCACGTCCCATAAACATCTTTTGTTCATACGCATTCGTATAATCTGCTAACTTCTGGTATGAAGCGGTGATGAATGGCTCGAATGCTTCTTTGGTCGCTTTGTCGATAACATCACAAATTTTATTCTTATCATCAGACTTAATGAATTTATCAACAAATGAACCTAGTCGTAAATAAACCGAATCAGTGTCAATAGCAACCACGTAATCATATTCTTTAGTTCCTAAATATTTGTTCAGATAATCATTTAGGTGACGTTCAATCCATCGAATTGCTAACTGACCACCCATTGTAATTGCTTCAGCATTTCTCAAATCAAAATATCTAAAATACTGATTACCAACAGCACCATAGGCAGAATTCAACTGAATCTTTTTAGCCATTTGGATATTGTTATACTTTGAGATTTCATTACCAGTATCTTCACCATTCTCTTTTCGTTGTTGGGCATCAAGCATTCTTTTCTTATAGATTACTCGGTCATTGTAAATCTTCTCCATAAGAACAGGCAAGAATCCACGCCTATCTTTTCGATAGAGAGAACCATTAGGAGCAACTGTTAAATCTTTTTCTTTCAATTCAGATAGGTCACATTCTTCGTTGAGTATTGTATTAACACTAACATCATTTTTATGACCAACAAGAGTTTCTGGACTGATATTGTATTGCATAATTAAATGCGGGTACAGAGAATTCAAATCGAATGATACTACCCAATCGTGAAACCCAGTAAGTGGTTCTTTGACATAAGCACCTTCAAATCTCTCAGACTTTGACGAATGACTTTTCAAAGGAGTTACGATATTTTCTTTCCTGAGATGGTCATAAATGATTGCATCCCACATCTTAACTGTACCAAATACATCTTGAAAATTAATCTTGGCATCATATGCCATTGTAATTCCCAATTCAATCAACTTCTGTTTCTCATCAATTCGCTTGACCAATTCAACATCTTTGATATTGTAGTCAATAAACTTTTGATGATTTTTCTTGGCTAAAGTGAATAGAGAACCTTCTTCTTCATATGAAATTTTACGTTCACCCAATTCGACAAAAGCAATATGGTCTAATCGGAAAGATTCTTGATTCGCATACGTAAATTTCTTATAGAGTTGTAAATAGTCCATCGTAGCCACACCATATAAATCATATGCAATGCTTTCTTTACCATAATTCCCCTTTATTTGTCGCTCTCGAATCCAACCAAATGGAGAGAGCCTCTTAGATTCCTTTTGACCAAACAGTCTAGAAATTCTATTAATAAGATAAGGAATATCGAATCCTTCAATATTCCAACCAGTTAATATGTGAGGTGGGCTTAATTCCCAATGGCAAATGAAAGACTGAAGAAGTGCTTCTTCTGAATCCATTTGTTGGTAAACTACTTTGATGTCATCACGGACGTTTGTCCATTCGCCAAGACCCCAAGTGAAGTATGTATCTTCAATGGAATCATAGACTGTAATTGCATTAATTACAGAATTTGCTTGTTCTGGGTGAGGAAACCCCTTTTCAGAATCAACCTCGATATCAAAGTTCCATATACGTATGTAATCAGAATCGAATTGAACATCATTCTTCCACTCTTTACAAGTATATTGTAAACCCCAATTATCGTTGCCGTGGATATTGAATCCATCGACACCTTGATATTGTTTGATGAAATCTCGGGATTCTTTGATTGTGCCTGGTGATATTTTATAGACGGCTTTATCGTCAAGGGTTCGATGCTTTGTTTCGCCCTTTTTACCTTCTACAAATAGGGTGGGTTTGAATTCTTCTCTTCGGATGAAGTCATTCTGAGAGTCAGTATTGACACCTCGAACTAGGACTTTGTTTCCTAATACTCCGACATATGTGTAAAATCTCATAGAATTCCCTTAGTTCTCATTATATAACGTATTATACACTACTTCTATCGGCTTGTCAACCTTTTTATTCCATATCTTCAGACCAAGTTGCACCACCTACATCGTGGCCATTCCCTTCGCCTTGACACTCTTTTTTGATAGGATTCCACCATCCACCCTCTTTACACATTTTCTCTGTCATTCTATCTTCAGCGAGTAAGCGGGTTGGTTTCTTCTTTGTCATAATAGATGGTGGGAATGATTTATTAACTCCGAGATAGGACTCTCGTTCTGGATTGAAAATTGGTGCCTCTTCTTCAAATCGTGCGTGACCGTCTTCTGCGTAATTGTCCATTAGTTGCTCCGCTTGAGGCTTTGGAGTAGGTTCTTCATTAAAATTTGCAATAGGTTCGGCCTTCGGTCTTGATGATTTTGTCTCTTGACCGAATAGGCCTATAGGAAGAGATTC